GTCTTTATAGTACAACTTGCCGTCGGTGATGTTGATTGCCAACTCACCATTGACGAGGTTAGCGGCCAACGGCGCTGTAGCCGCTGTGGTGCTGTAGTATAACGAAATTGGTGTGTAGCCCGTAGCTGCCATATTTATTCCTTATTAAGGTATGCTAATACTTCTTTTGGTTTTACAAATCGGTCGTTTTTATGTTCAACAAACTCCCACCATAGGAATTGGTTTTCTACTAAAGTTGACCGATCTTTTAGTAGGTTAATATTTTCTGGGTGGCCAAAAATAAAAGGATCTGATACTGACCACAACACTATTCCACTTTTGCCTTCATCCCACGCAAGGTGTTGAAAAAAGCTGTCAACGCCAATCCATGTTTTGCACTCCCTAAGCAACTGTCTTAACTCGCTTATTGGCAAGTTTTTTCTAAAGTCTGGTACCAGTTGCTTTTCGCCTTCTATTCCTACTTGGATAATTGGCTTGTCAATCTGACTAATCAATTCTTCCCAGTAAGGATAGTTCTTTGGGTTCTGTTTACCATTGCGCAGTTTTTGTGCATACGGGGCTATGATAATCATGTGTATAGCTTCCTGTACGCGTCTTCTAAACTGCCTTTCCATTTCCACTGATCCATTTTGCCGTATATGTTATACGGGCCAATGTCACCAAATAACTTCTCTGCTTGCGCTATTGATCTGCCGGGAACCACTTCAGGGTAGCATGTAAAAACTTCAGGGCTACGTATTGCAGGCAAAACATGACTAAATACAATGTGATCGCCAAGACCGCAATTGAGTACCACAATGGTCTTATCACGATACTGCAAAACATTCCTAAAAATTTGTTCATCATAATCATACATCTCGCGTCTTGTTTCACTGCGAATCCCACCTTGTGGGTTCTTCATGTGCCATGTTACGGCATCTGGTACCGCTAAAATGCTGTAGCCTCTGCGGTGCAAGTTATAAGTAAATAGCGTCTCTTCTCTGTGCGCCACTCGGGACAAACCCAAATTATAATCTTGCACACCAGCGCGATACAAGAAGGTGCAATGTAAATGCTCAACTTCTCTTGCTGTTGCTATCTTGCCCCACTGCACGTTGGGCTCACTATCAATGTTATCAATCTTACCGGTAACATTTCCGGTGTTTGGCATATATGGCGGGGTTAACACCGAACCACCTACAGCACCTAAATTGGGCCAGATTTGTGTCCAATGATACAAATTCTCAAGCACGTTGGCTTCCGGTATTGCGTCATCATCACAACGCCAAACCCAATCGTAGCCCATCGTATTTGCGCGTTGGTGGATGTGGTGCTGACCTTTTTTATCAGCGTACTGCCACTCCCATGCAATACCTTTTGCATCTAACATTTGAAAAAAGTATTGGTAAATCATCTCACTGCGCATGTCTTGTGGCTTGTCATTATCATCAAACACAACCAGCTTATCTACTGGTTTGGTTTGGTTAATAATAGCGTTTAATACTAGTGGCAGTGTTGTAAAGTACCTCCCGCGTGTTGCCACGGAGCAGAGAACTTTACTCACTTGCAGTCCACCGACAAATCATCAAGTTGCAAGGATTTGACGCGTCAATCTTTTGTGGTACATCTGTAATCTCGCCGTGCTCGTTGATGTAATTAAACTCAAAGCCCGAAAAGTGACGTTCGTTCAATCCATGCAGCTTATGATGTGGCCCCCAAAATCCGGGTGGCTCATTCATTGGCACAGTAATCAACAAACGCTTACAGTGCTTTTTAAGATTCTCAACAATCTCCATGCCGGTGTCAAGGTGCTCAATTACTTCAAACGCCACAATGGTGTCATACTGTTCTAGCTCGTAGGTGTTGATGTCACACCATTCAAACTTAGCGTTGTACCCCCAGTCTTGTTCTTTAGCAACTTCAACAATGATTGGGTCGTAGTCTACGCCGGTATACTCAATGTCTTTTGGAAAAAATTGAATACCATAACCATTTGAACAACCAATTTCTAAAATTTTTTTACCGAGCAGATTTTTTGCTGCCCAGTTGTATCTTGTTACTTCGCGTGGGTATACCGTATCGCCTTTTAGAAATACTGCGCGTTCCCAAAAGTTTGATAAGCGCCAGCGGTACCATTCTGTGTTGTACTTTTTAGCTAACCTTAATGAGTTAATTAAAAAGATGTTGTCCCAACCTTGTACTAAATTGGCGTCGTGCATGGTGCCTTCGCCTTTGTGGTAGATTGGAAAGCCGCCTGTATATTGCGTTCCATCCCACAACTTTTCAAACACTTCTAATACTTTAAAGCCAGCTTTTTCAGCTTCAATGCAAAATTCAGTATCTTCTCCGCCGCCTACGCCGTACTCTTCGTTTAGTAATCCGATTGTATCGAATACTCTGCGGTGAATCATAACACAAAAGAACACTGCAAAATCACGACCCGCTGGTTCAGAATTTCCTTTAATAATGCAAGAGATTCCACAGTTTGGATCAACAAATGGCCTGTCTAAAATGTCAAGCCACTGGTTTTGATTTTGTTCCAACAAAACAGTGTCGTTATTTAACAAAACAATTTTGTTGCATGTTGCAACCTTAATGGCTGCGTTATTTGCTCCTGAGTACCCAAGTGCTTTGTCTGACCAAACCACTTTTAAATTGGGCACTGCTGTTGCCAAATAATCTAAGTATGCTTTTGTGTTATCTACACAACCGTTTGCGGATATAATTAATTCAATGTCTTCTAAGTTGGTATACTTAACAATTGAATCCACACACGGCTTTAAATACTTTTCACAATGATTGTAAGTTGGTATTACAATGCTATATTTCATATTGTCCTCAAAGTTCATACGAACTTATATTATATTACTAAAATGTTCCGCCTGTCACCCCGCCGGTAAAGGCGTTAGTTACGGAATTGTATGTTAAGCCAGTGTTTACATAAGGGGCTTGGCTGCCTGTTGTTCCAGAAACAAAAGTAACGTATCCGGGGTTTAGGGTACTGGTGGTGGTTACGGATATGGCTGTTGGAGTCACACCACTGTAACCAGAGATGCCGCTGTAGCCGGAGATACCGCTATAGCCAGAAATACCACTGTATCCACTGTAGCCAGAGATACCGCTGTAACCAGAGATACCGCTAAAACCGCTGTAACCAGAGATACCACTGTAGCCAGAAATACCGCTGTAGCCAGAAATACCGCTGTAGCCAGAGATACCAGAATATCCGCTGTAACCAGAAATACCAGAATATCCGCTGTAACCAGAGATACCGCTGTAACCAGAGATACCGCTGTAACCAGAGATACCGCTGTAACCAGAGATACCGCTGTAACCAGAGATACCGCTGTAACCAGAGATACCGCTGTAACCAGAGATACCGCTGTAACCGCTGTAGCCAGAGATACCAGAATATCCGCTGTAGCCAGATATGCCGCTGTAACCAGAGATACCAAAATATCCGCTATAACCAGAAATGCCGCTGTAGCCTGATTTTCCGCTGTATCCGCTAAAACCACTAAAACCAGAGAAACCGCTTATGCCGTTTGCAATGGCAAAAATGATTGGTAAATTGTTTGCAAATCCGGTTGTGCCTGTACCCGAAGAGCTTACCAATGAAGCGGGGATTGTATAGTATCCACCAGCGTTTGTTGGGGTTCCAGTGATAATCCAAGTTTGTTGGTTAGCACTGTTGCTTTGATCTTGAATAACAACTTCTTCAGTCGTTGCAAGCAAAGCCAAAAATACGCTAATGTCAACACCATTTGCTGCCGTTGTGCTGACGTTTAATTGTGTTGCACTTGTTTGTGTGGCGTTGTTCCACAACAAATAATCTATTCCGGGGTTACCGCTGGTAGCAGAAGTATTTGCTTTATAAAAATAATAACTGCTTGATATACCGCTTGCGCCGCTGTAACCTGATATTCCGGAACCGCTGTAACCAGAGATACCGCTGTAACCAGAGATACCGCTGTAACCAGAGATACCGCTGTAGCCAGAATAGCCACTAAAACTAGAATAACCAGATGTGCCAGAATACCCGCTATAGCCGCTATAGCCGCTTATTCCAGATCCAGAGTACCCAGATATGCCTGAGAAGCCAGAAAGGCCTGAAACGCCGCTATAGCCCGAAATACCGCTATATCCACTGTAGCCAGAGATACCGCTGTATCCTGAATAGCCAGAAATCCCTGACCAACCGCTGTATCCGCTGTAGCCTGACACGCCAGAACCACTATAGCCAGAGATGCCTGAAAAACCAGAAAGACCAGACACACCACTATAGCCAGATGTTCCGCTATACCCGCTGTAACCTGATATACCAGAGATACCAGAGTAGCCAGAGATGCCAGACCAGCCACTATAACCGCTATAACCAGATACACCAGAACCTGAGTAGCCAGAGATACCAGAAAATCCAGAAAGACCCGATACGCCACTAAAACCTGATATGCCGCTATATCCAGAATATCCACTAATACCTGAATAACCAAACGCGCCACTGATACCAGAGTATCCAGAAAAACCACTGGTTCCTGATTTACCGCTGTATCCAGAAGTACCAGAAAAACCACTGTAGCCAGATACACCGCTAAAACCCGATGTACCTACGCCGCTATAACCAGAGTATCCACTATAACCAGACCAGCCAGAAATAGGGCCAATAACTTGTTGTGTGCCATCGCTGTAATAAATTACTAAATCGCCATTCGATGGAACGTAAACAATTGTAGTGATCAGTTTGCCGGGCGACGCAGCATTGGCAATCTGTGATACAGACGCCTGCTTTGTTACTCCGTTTTGTACCAGCGGTACCTGTTCGTTACCAGTTAAGGTGATCGCAACAGGCAGCTGCGTTATCGACTGATCTGCCATTTGTTTTTATTAAGTATAAGTAAATGCGCCGTGCGCTGTTGCAGTTCCAAACGGAGAAATCACAGTTAAGTCTACTAAGCCCGCAACAGCATGCGCTGGAGTCGTGGCTGTAATTTGCGTAGAGTTGACAACATTAAATGTGCAAATTACACCGCCTAGTTTTACAGTATTTACGCTAGTAAAGTTTTCACCATTAATGGTTACTGGTGTTCCACCTGCTTTTGGTCCAGTGTTTGGCGTTATTGTGCCAACATACGGAAACAAGGTCATTGGTGAATACGGGAAACTTAATGTATTCAAGTCGCCTTGTGTGTTTCCACTGTATGGTGATACTCCATCAATAAACATGGAGTTTTCATCTTGGAAACCACCTTGGGTTAATATCTGATTACCACCAATTGGTCCCGTAGCTACTGAAACGTCTGGTCTTGGATGACGTAATGCAATATTCTCTGTTTGTAATGCTGGTAAACGCCATGGATCAAAATCATCCCGATCTTCTGCACACACGCGCATGCCCGGGAAATTTGGATCAGGCATTAAGTCTACGTAGGGAAACTTTCTGCTGCAGCGATCGCATATTCCAATCGCTACAACAGAGTTTCGGCTAGTATCTAAGTAGACAGGCATTTAATTGCCTTAAGCGGTTTGACCGTCGTTTTTGATCAGTTTGCCAGTTACAATAATACCCACAGCATACGTGCC